CATCGCCATCGTGGACGGGTTATGAATCATGAGCATGGACACCGGACTTACCAGCACCTCGTCTCCTGCCATTGCGATGACGGATGCTGCCGATGCTGCAAGGCCGTCGATCTTCACTGTGACCTTCCCGGAATAAGATAAGAGCATGTTGTAGATCTGCGCTGCCGCCCAGACATCGCCACCTGGAGAGTTGATCCAGACCGTGATCGGTCCTTTCCCGGAATCAAGGTCAGACTTAAAAAGAGCCGGAGTGACGTCATCGTCAAACCAGCTCGCAGAAGCGATCGTTCCGTTCAAAAACAGAGTGCGTTCCGCAAGATCCGGATCTTCACCATCCGGTGTCTTGTTTCGCACCCACTTCCAAAACTTGTTCATGAGTTCCTCCTTCCCCTTCTGCGGGGCTTTTTGTTATCTGTATCTTCCTCAGTTTCTTCATCGGGCTCATCCTGCTCCGGAGGATCACTACCTCCAGAACCGCTCTGGTAGGCTGCGCCAGCACTCCGAAGAGGCGTCATGGTTCCGTTTACAAGAAACAGGTTCCCGCCCTCTTCCTCGGGCACGAGGTCCATGTTCTCTAAGCGCCGGACATCGTTCACACAAAGGAAACCGTTGCTGATGCCGGTCGCATAGCCCTGCATACGGCTCTCATAGTTGCCGCGAAGAAGACCGTCCACGTTGAAACGCGCATAATAGATCTTCTTCTCCTCCGGGGTAAGGAGCGACCGAGAGATCGCAGACTCGATTCTGGCAAGCCACGGCTGCAGACTGTAGATCACAAATTCCAGCGACTGTTCTTCAATGTTAGAAAAAGTCGCGTGCTCAAGATCTCCAATCATATGCGGCGGCACCCGGAAGATCCTTGCGATCTCATCGATCTGGAACTTTCGAGTATCCAGAAACTGCGCCTCCTGCGGATTGATGGAGATCGGCGAATACTTCATGCCCTCTTCCAACACCGCAACCTTCCCGGCGTTCTGGCTCCCGCCAAAGGCAGCCTGCCAGCTATCTCTCACTTTCTCCGGATCCTTCAGGATACCGGGATGCTCGAGAACACCGGATGGCGCGGCTCCGTTCTCGAAGAACTTAGAGCCATATTCCTCACAGGCCATCGAAAGACCGATGCTGTTCTTTGCCATCGCAATCGGGCTGTAACCCACAAGGCCGTCAAACCCAAGCCCCGGAATCTGCATCACCTCATGTGGTGAGAGCTTTACGATCGTTTCTTTCATCGTCGGTGCATCGGATCCCTTGGACCAAAGATACTGATAATAGATGTGTCCGTTCTCATCCCGGTCCACCGTCATGCGGTTTGGCATCAGAGGATACAGCGCGGTGATCTCATCCTTTCCATTCCGGATAATCTGCACATAGGCATTCCCCCACAGGAGAAGGTGTGTGAGGAGCGTCTCCCAAAAGGTGTAGGCCGTCATCTCCTCATTCGGCTCACTGTGAAGAAGAAAGTACAAGGGATGATCGACAGCCTTTACCTTGCTCCCATCCTCCTCTTTGTAGAGGTGTAAGGGCAGGCTTGCCACGGCCTCTGCCAGCACCCGGACACAGGCATACACAGCAGTCACCTGCATGGAGCTTCGCTCTGTCACGGTCTTGCCGGATGAGGTGTGCCCGTAGTAGGCCCGGTAGACACTGCCGGATGTTGCATCCTTCGGATCCGCTCTTGCCTTCCTTCTGTGAAATAAATCCTTAAATCCCATCGATCCTTCCTCCATCAAAATGTGATCAGCCCCCGGCTGTCGTAAACACTCTCTGCATGCTCCTGCCGGATACAGCGATCCAGCGCCATAATCGCAGCAACAATGCCGTCGATCTTCTCAGGTGATTTCGCCTTCGTCGGCTTGATATTGTCCGCCGCATCCCGGTCTACCACCACGTTCAGAGCCATCCACTTAAGGACCGGATTGCCGCCGTGGATGATCTTTCCCTCCATCATCAGCTTGTAGAACTCTTTCGTAGGAGGGGACATATCCTTAAATCCCTGCCCGAAGGGAATCATTGTCATCCCATCGTCCTGCAGGTTAATGATGAGCTGGGTCGCATTCCAGCGGTCCACCGCGATCTCCTTGATGTTGTAGATCTGATACAGGTCCAGAATGAACTTCTCGATGAAGTTGTAGTCGATCACATTTCCTTCCGTCGCCTTCATGTATCCCTGCTTCACCCAGACATCGTAGGGAACAGAGGCCCTTCGCACCCGGATTGGAATGGTGTCCTCCGGGACCCAGAAGAATGGCAGGCAGATGTACTTCTCCGTTTCATCTCTCGGCGGGAACATCAGAACCAGAGCTGTGATGTCGCCGGTGCTCGAAAGGTCGAGTCCACCGTAGCATTCCCTTCCCCGGAGACTGTCCAGATTAATCGGCTCATTGCCCTGATCAAAGACCTGCTCCGGAATGAAGGCGGTCGTTGAAGATACCCACATGTTCAGTCGGAGCTGCTTAAACACCGCCTCCTCCGCCGGATTTTCCATTGCCTCGTGGTAGTGCTCACGGACACGATCAATTTCAATCGTCTGACCGAGAGAAGGGTTGGCCTTGTACCAGTTCTTCTCATCATGCCAGTCTTCTCCTTCTTCCAGTCCGTACACCACCGGATAGAAAGTGTGATCCACACGCTGTCCGGAAAGGATGTCCTTGGCCTTCTGATGCAGCTCATAGCAGATCGAGTTCTTATCCGTTCCGGCAGTTGTAATCAAAAAGTACAGCGGCTGCTCTCTTGCGTCACCGGAGCCTTGCGTCAAAACGTCATATAGCTTTCGGGTCGGTTGTGCATGGACCTCATCGAACACAAGTCCGGATACATTCAAACCATGCTTCGTTCCCACCTCTGCCGATAGCACCTGATAGAATCCGGCATTCGAGTAGTTCACAATTCGCTTGCTGGCTGCCATGATCTTGGAGCGCTTCCGGAGCGCCGGTGTCATGTTCACCATCTGATGGGCGACATCAAAGACGATGGACGCCTGCTGACGGTCTGCCGCGGCACCGTAGACTTCAGCGGATGGTTCGTTGTCTGCATAGAGAAGATACAAAGCCACCGCAGCAGCAAGCTCTGACTTTCCATTCTTCTTTCCGATTTCGATGTAGGCTGTCCGGAACTGTCGGTTCCCGTCTGGTTTCACGATCCCGAAGAGATCCCGGATGATCTGTTCCTGCCAAGGCAAAAGCCAGAAACGTTTCCCGGCCCACTTGCCTTTCGTGTGCCGGAGCATCTCAATAAACTTCACAGCCCGGTCTGCTTTTTCTCTGTCATAGTGCGAAGAAGAAAGCATGAATTTCGTCGGCTGATACCTTCTGAGCCTTGGCATATCTTTGGGACGTTCCTCCATTATGAATCACCTCCCAAAAGCTCCTCCATTTCATCCTCCGGTTTGTTTTGCCCGGCATCCGCGATGAGCCTCGACCTCGATGCCGGGGTCAGACCGAACTCGGTTGCAAACTTTCCCATCTGTTTCATATAGGTCTGAGCGATCGATACCTGGGGAACTTGCTGCCAGTAGCCGGAAGGGGTCCGGACAAGCGATCCATGTTCCGTGATGAAGGACTCGGCTTCCTTCCATCTCGCATAGGACTGGCAGTAAGCAGCGAAGGCCGCCATATCGACTTCCGTAAGGATTCCGAGAGCTTCCATCTTTTTGGAAAGCCTGTGCCATTCCTTTTTCGCGTCTTTCTCCAGCCATTTCGGACAGGCAGGTGCTTTCCGTTCTGGCTTTGGCTCGTTCTCATTCAGTTTTCGTTTTCCCGGATTTCCTTCCAGCTCCTTGATTGCAGTTGGAGTCGGCTTTCTTCCTCTGGTCGCCATAGGGAACACCTCCTTTCCTGTATCAAAAAAGGACCGCCGAAGCGATCCCGTCCCATGTGGTGTGTATGTGTACGAGAGAAAGAGCCGTTTGGCTCCCTCCCGGAATATGCTTTTTTAGTTCAGGCTGTGCAGGATAGCTGCCACCGCAAGCTGCGCGTTTTCCGTTTCCGGCTCGATATCCCATCCTCTGTCGTATCTTGCGACCGGGAAGTCGCTAAGGCGAATTTCAAGCTTACTGATCCTGCCGCCCTCAATGCCGTATTCCTCGCTTGGCTCTCTGTAAACCTTCGCGCAGTAGGTGAATGTCTGGTTCCCGATCTTAATGCTTCCTTTGTTCCACATGGTCTTTTTTCTCCGTTTTCTTTCTTGCGACCTTTTCCTTTGGCATGTACATATATCACTCTCAGCCGGATATATAGCAAGGAGAACCAACGGAAATATGTCACAAAGATTTGACGGATGCCATTGTGTATTTCTACGAGGAACAGAGCCCTGGTGGGCTCCCTTCCCCGGCTACTTTCAGTTCAGGCTCACCTTGAAGGCGTGGCCTTTTTCGTAGCCTTTGCCGAAAAAGTCCTTTCGGAGGTTGACCTCGACCATCTCGCCGATCGTGCAGCCTGCTTCTTTGAAAAGCCATAAGGTTTCGATCGCGTCCGTCGCCCTGCAGGAATAGGTGAAGGCCTTGATGCCGTTCTCCTTCATGCAGGCGGTGAGGGCTTCCACATCCCTGTCCCAGATGATGTCGTCGAAGTTTAAAATCTCGTTCTCGTTGTCTCTTGATTTCTCGTAAGCCCGGTAGATTGTGTGGGCGATGTCGCCCATCTCATCGATTCTGTCCTCGGCTGCCTTTGCAGCTTCCCTTGCGGCGTCCCTGCCCTCGGCTGTGGCGGCTGCCTTGTAGGCTTTCTTTGCTTCTTCGATGCGGTTGTAGGTTTCTTCAAAAATGTTCGTCATGGCTTTGTCCTCCTTGCTTTCGGCTTGTTTAGTTTGCCTTTCCCTTTGGCATGTACATATATCACTCTGAAGCGCTGTGATAGCAAGGAAATGTAGAGCCATAACCTGCACAAAAATCTTGTGCGAAATCTGTGTATCTTAGACTTTGCCCTTCATGATGAAGATCACATAAGATTCCTTGTGCTCCTCGATAAAGCTCACCAGCTCGTAATACTCGTGGTCAAAGGCAAGACGCTGAACCATCGGAAGATCCAGCATGTTCGTTTCACCGGAATCCCGTACCGCCATCAGCTGATCGCGTACCGTCTGAGTAAACTCTGGAACCAGTGACCGGCAGCAATCCGCTCCGTAGGCTACGCTTAAGCCACTGCCATTATCCCAGCGGACCATAATGGATCCGGCATCATCCACACCAATGACGGTGCCTTTCGTGCCGATTGGCGGTGCCTGTACATCGTCCATCTGAAGGAGCTCCACCCGGGCTCCTGCCGGGTAGTGCTCACGAAGGTTTCGAATCACTTCTTCACTAGGAAATCTCATTCTGCCGCCTCCTCATTCTCTGCTGCTTCCTTCTTTGGAGCGCCATTTCGGAAGGCGGAACTTCCGGAGAGGTTCTTGAGCAGGATCTTCCGGGCCTCCTTGAAGTCTGGCCCAATGAAGCCCATCCGAAGAAGCCATGTCCGCATGGCGTACTTCTCGTTGTCCGTCTCCACCGGCTTGCTGCTTGCATGCTTCAGCTCCTTCGAGAGCTTGCAGAGCTGAGCAATGAAGATCGTGTAGGCTTTCGTCTCTTCCGGCGTCAGCTCCCGGTCGAACCAGGGGAACTCAACCTTTTCATCCGTAAAGCGGATGCTGGTGTCCGTGACCCCGAGTGCCTTCTTGATCAGGCTGTCCTTCGCGCTGATGAGGTTCAGAAGGGTTCCGATGTTTGCGGAATCCACCGGGAGAATGATCGTAAGCGAAGTCTTCTCATCTTCCGGTTCATTCTCGGCGGGAGCTTCCGTCTGCTCTTCTGGTTCCTGCTCAGGCTGTTCTGCCTCAGTGCTTTCGTCGGTGTCCGGCTCATCCTCAGCGGTGAAGCCTTTCTCTTTCAGGGCTTCCATCACCTTCTGCATTTTCTCCTCATCTTTGCAGCTGACCCCGCCGTCCTTGCCTACCGTGATGTCTCCGATCTCGTAGGCGCAGGTCGGTACGAACTTGTACTCGGCCTTCTCTCCGGTGATCTCGACGATCGCGTTTACCAGCTCTTTTCTCTCTTTTCCTGTCCTGTTGTAGTTTGCTCTCATGGCTGTGTGCCTCCTTTTCTTTTGGTAGTACATACATCACTCTGAGGCGCTGCAATAGCAACTCAATTTGACAGGAATACTGCACAAAGATCAGATCGTTTGATTGACGGAAGTGTCGTTCTCATGCGCTCTCCTTACCTTTAAGTTCCGCAGTTGCCTCATCAAAGGTGAGCTTCTGACCCTCCCGAAGCACATACACATCATCGGACTTTCCAGTTTGTTCCAGGTAGCGCTTTACAATCACGTCCACGAACTTCGGATCGAGTTCGATTCCTCGGCAGACCCGGTCGATCTCTTCACAGGCGATCAAGGTGGAACCGGATCCGAGAAAGGGATCCAGAACGATGCCATTGGTCATCGAGGAGTTCCGGATCGGATAGGCCATGAGCTGCACCGGCTTCATCGTCGGATGATCCTTCGATGCCTTCGGGCGATCGTACTCCCAGATCGTGGTCTGCTTTCGGTCACTGTACCACTCATGTTTCCCGCCCTTCTTCCAGCCAAACAGGCATGGCTCATGCTGCCACTGGTAAGGAGATCGTCCCAGCACCAGTGCGTTCTTTTTCCAGATGCAGCAGCCGGACAGATAGAATCCCGCATCGGCGAAAGCCCTGCGGAAGTTCAGTCCCTCGGTGTCTGCATGGAACACGTAGATCGATCCGTCGTCCGCAAGATTGTCATGCATGCAGGTGTAGGCAGAAAGCAGGAACTTATAAAAGTCCTCATCTGCCATGTTGTCATTCAGGATCTTTCCTGCGGTCTCTTCCACGTTCACGTTGTAAGGAGGATCCGTCACGATGACGTTTGCCTTCACACCATCCATCAGTTTGTCATAGGAAGCAGGATCCGTGGAGTCTCCGCAGAAGACGATATGCCGGCCCAGATGCCAGAGGTCTCCGGCCTTGGAGAAGCATGGCTGTTTCAGTTCCTTCTCCACATCGAAGCTGTCCTCTTTGACTTCCTTCGTCGCTACTTTGTTAAAGAGCTGCTCCATTTCCGGAGGCTCGAATCCGGTGAGCGCGGTATTGAAGTCGGACGCTTCCAGATCTTTCAGGAGATCGGCGAGGAGGTTCTCATCCCATGCACCCGTGATCTTATTGAGCGCGATGTTCAGAGCTTTCTCTCTGGTCTTATCCACATCCACGACAGCACAGGGCACTTCGGTGTAACCCAGATCCATCGCAACGGTCAGTCTCTGATGTCCGCCGATGATCGTCATATCGGAATTCACGACCAGAGGATCTGCAAAGCCGAACTCTTTGATCGAGCTCTTGATCTTCTCGTATTCCTTATCGCCCGGTTTCAGCTTCTTTCTCGGGTTGTAGGTTGCCGGCTTCAGCTCTTTCACCGGTATCGTTTTTAAGGTTGCTGTTTTCACGTTCCTTCTCATTCCTCCGTTCCTCTCTCTTGTTGCGCGCCCAGCGGCAGCGGTCACTGCAGAAGCACCTGGGTCTGCCGATCTTATTGACCTCGATTGGTCTCCCGCACTCCGGACAGAAGCGCTTCGCACAGGACTGAATGAATGAAGAAAGATCCGGCATCTCTCCACTGTCTTTCATGAATTCTCCTGTCCGCAAAAATGCCGGAGCCCTTTTCAGATAAGGTTTCCCGGCATCAAAAAAGCGGCGCTGGATTCTGATCCGTCGCTGCCTGTTAATAAATATCCACTTTTTCTGACAATGCCCGTTTTATGCGTCTTTCCAGCTTTTTCATATCCGGAATGTGCATTTTTCAGGATCTACATCTGGCCCTGATACCCCGGGGTATCAATTTCGCGCACGCGCACAAAAGAGGGGCCGGCGGTCTTTTGGCCTTCCGGTTTCAGAGATTCTGACCTCCCCTACCCCGTCTTCTGATTCGCTTCTCTTACCAGTAAGTAGCGCAAATGATTGATCTTTTTCTCCCAGCGCTCGGGATCCTCTAGGATCCTCTTCATCCAGTCGATCCGAAACTCTGCTCCGTTGTCCTGCTTTGCTGAGTTACAGATCCTGTGGGCGAGCTGGCAGTTGAAGTAGGTGTGAGCACCCCTTTTTGTGATGGGAATGATGTGGTCTCGGGACGCTGCCCAGTCATCGTTCCGGTCGCAGTCCCTTGGGACAGGCAGGCCGCAGATCTGACAGATCCCTTTGTCCCGTTCGTAAACTTCGGAAAGACTGATGCGGGTGTTCTTCTGGTCTCCGGTGGTGTTCCGTCTCCACCGCTTCTTGTTCTGTTCTCTCCGCCGCTTAGCGTGCCGGGCACATTCGTCCGAGCAGTACTTGATCCGGTGTTTGTCCGGAGTAAATTCTTTCCCGCACCACTTGCAGATCATGTTTTTCTCCCAAACAAAAAGGACAGCCGAAGCTGTCCAGAGTTAATATGAATACGTTGGATGGGAATCCTCCCGAGCGGTCTTCCTGTCGTGACAGGACTTACAGAGTGCCTGCCAATTGCTCTGATCCCAGAAGAGTTTCGCGTCACCGCGATGTGGAACGATATGATCCACGACTGTCGCCGGTGTTGCTTTGCCCCCTTTCAGGCATTCCTCGCAGAGCGGATGAAGCTGTAAAAACTTCTTGCTTTCCTTTTGCCAGCGGCTGTTATAACCTCGTCTTGCTGCTGACCGGATCTCTTCCGGATGCAGGGCTTTGTGTTCCTCGCAGTACTTCTGTCCTGCGGGAACGAGGTTCGGACAGCCCGGATGCCTGCAGGGAACCTTTGGTTTGTATGGCATATCCTTCACCTCCGGTTTTTCCCACAAGAAAAGCCCCGGAGGTTTGATCCTTCGAGGCTTGTTCATCATTGATTGTTCCGCTTTCGCTGATTTTATACTATCACGTTGTAAGGGTGGACATTTTAGGACATTTCGGGCGCATTTCATTTTCTCCGCACTTTTTTCAGATGATGATCGGGTCATCCGGGACCTTCACATGCTGTAAGGCCTTGTCGTGCCACCTGCGGACCGTTCGTGAATCAGCTCTCATAATCTCCGCGATCTTCTCCCAGGTATCGTAATGAAGATACTTGTAACGAAGGACCAATTGTTCATCCTTATTTTCCACTGCCGCAATAACAGTACGGATCTGGTATTTGAGATCCACCAGAAGATCCACCTCCTGATCGATCTGAATTTCCATGAGCTCGATCTTTTCCGTAGGATGAACGAACGGAGCATCACCGGTCGGACTGGTCTGGACCCTCTCGCCGTAGGCCAGTGAGCCAATGGACGTTGCCATCTCATGGAGTCTTGCAGCCTCCTCGACATCGCTGTTGATCTTCTCATCCAGCCGGTACGCCTGACTTAGATAATCTTTTGCATTCATATGTGAGCCTCCTCTTTCAGCATCCGAAGGAGCGTCTTTCCATCCAGAGAGGTGAAACATTTGAACCGCTCTGACAGGAAGAACTCCTCCGCGTCTTCTTTGATCCTCTGGGCTTCCTGATTCCGCTTCCTGCGCTTTAATTTCTTCACGGCAAGCCGCCAGTCGTCTACTGCCTGCTTTACCACCGCATTCGCGAGCCTTTCATATGGGTCCATCAGCACCTCCGTATCCCGGACCGCCTGTTTCCTGACAGTCCGTTGTGAAGTAGCGGATTTTCTGCAGATGCCTCCTGGCTCGTTTATACTCGGCTTCCATTCCGGGCGTGAATTCGCCGTCTGAAAAAATCCAGACCTCCTTACAGTGATCCATCAGGATCTTTCCAAAGAAGAGCCCGAGCTCCCGTTCTTCCGGATCATCGTCACGCAGGAACTGCGGATAGAGGAGATGGCTGCAGAGAGGGATCCTTCCCTGATCCACAGCAAAGCGGCAGTAGCGTCTCGCGGCTTCCACGTTGACGAGGATATCTCCCGCATAGGGACTTACTATATAGGTGAGCGGACGATAGATGTGGTTTGCCTTTCTCTCTTTTCTTCTCTCCTCCGATGCCACATGGGAAAGTGCTGCTCCTGCGGTCGGGTCATAGTAAAATTCCTTATTCCGATAAAGGCTCATCCTCGCTCACCTCCAGTTCTGTAATCTCGATCTCGATTCCGACCGGATCCTCGGACCACTTCTTTTCCACATGTTCCCTTACGACCTGTGCGTCATCTTTCCAGAATCCGCAGCGGGTCATGCAGTCCTTCAGCATCTTTTCGAGGTTATCGGTATCGGGACGGGTGACTCTCCACTCTCCTGCCTTATGGGATTTTCCCTTTGGAAAGAGCCAGAGTACCGAGAGGGATAAGGGACCAGTCAGAGGCTCCTTCGGTCTCTTCTGAATCAGAAGCACAGTCAGTGCTTTCTTTGCTGCTTTCAGTTTTGCCGGCTCATAAAAGACCGGTCTTCCGTTTATCAGGGCCACCTTCTTTTCCTGCGCGGTCGCAGTCGGTGGATTCATCTCAATAAAAAATTTCATAGGACTTCCTTTCTGAACATTCAAAAGCGTCAGCCCGGGACGTTCCGTCTCACCGTGAGGAAGGACGGACGTTTACGTCCTTCCTACACGTGGACGTAACATACGGACACTATATATCTATATATAGGGCGGTCGTCTGTGTCTGGACGTCCGCCGAAATCAGGTTGTCGGCCACATGCGGTCAACCAGAATTATTCCGGTTGTCCAGATGCGTTCCGGAGACGTTTCACGACTCCGTTCGTACAGTTATAGGCGTCTTTCATTTCATTCAGGTAGCGCCTCACGGTCCTCGGTGCGACTCCGATATACTCCGCAAGATCATTCACGGTGATCTGCAGATCCTCATCGATCGACAGGGCATCATAGGCATTGTCAAAGGCGGTCCGTCTGCTCTCTGGTGTGGAGAAGTTTCCGGTCTTTGTGAGATTCCCGACAAGGCTCCCTTCCGGGCCGAGGTTTGCAAGCTCTCCTGTCGTATCAAGCCTATGGATCGGATAGGTGAACCAGAAATTCACCGGTTTGATGTTCGGGAATTCCCGAAGGCTCGATTCCATCCGCCATGCGGTCTCTCCGGTATCGGCAACGTTATTCTTCAGATCATCCGTCAGTTCCAGCTCGATCATGTCAAGCTGTGCATCCGGGTCTCTGGCAAAAACCCCGGATCCGGAAGCCCGGTCCATCGCCTTCTTCATACCCTGCGCTCCCTTGCTGTGATGGTGGCAGTAGATGGCAGCACATCCGGTCTCGGCGCAGATGCGGTCAAACTGGTTGCAGAAAGCTCCCATGTCCGACGCATTATTTTCATCGCCGGTGATGACCTTGTAAATCGGGTCGATAATGATCGCATCGAGCCTCTGGTCTCTCACCCTCCGGACCATCTTTGGCACCAGCTGATCCAGCGGAATCGCGTGGCCTCTCAGATTCCAGATCACGATGTCCTTGGTGTGTTTCATCGGAATCTGAAGAGCCTGATAGATCTTGAAAAAACGGTTGATGGCAGAGGCAGGATCGATCTCCAGATTGACATAGAGCACGCGGCCCTTCCTGCAGGGAAAGCCGAGCCAGTTCTGTCCTTCTGCAATGGCGATGCAGAGCTCCATCAGAAGAAAGCTCTTTCCTGCTTTGGAGGATCCGGAGAGAAGCATCTTGTGGCCTCTCCTCAGGATTCCCTCGATCAGCTCCTCCGGGAGCGTCGGCGGATCGTCCTTGTATTCCGACAGATCTACAAGAGCCGGAAGTTCATCATCCACGCCCTCGGCAAAGTCCATCCAGTCGTTCCAGCTCTTTCTGCCGATGTTCGTATTCACAAGATACTGGCGGTTTCCGTTCCGGGTGACACCCGGCATCCGGGAGAGCCGCGAGGGATTCCGATTCTGCTTATCGATCAAAACTCCCTGTTTTTCCAGAAAGTCGTAGAGGAACTCTACACGCCTCCGGTATTCGTCTGCATCCTTCGCATCGATGTGCACGATCGCATGCAGGCTCTTTCCTCCGGAATGAACGAGGGCTGCGATCGGAAGTTCCATCTTCCGGAACATCGCATTCTGCTCGGCGATCGGCATGGTGTCCGATTCGATCAGTGCATAGGTAAAGCGGGTGACGTTCTCATTCTTCACGCCTTCCCCATCGACCGGATTGAAGCGGATCCACGCGCCGGCTTCCGGTTTCCAGTCACCGATCGTCGCTCCGATATCATCCGGATGCTTTTTGAGAGACCCGATCAGATCATCCCGGGTCCTGTCATAGACACCCTTGGACGGCACAAACTTTCCGTCTGCGTTCTTCCAGACATCGTTCGTGACATAGGCGACATGATCGTCCGGCTCAAATAGAAGCTCGAGATAGGTGATGAGATCCTGCACCGGATTCCAGGTCTCCTGCGGGAAACCCGTGAAAGCGTCCTCTCCGTCATATTCAATGGTGTCGTTCCAGTTCATGCAGCCGGCTTCCCCGGTATAGGGAGCCCAGCCCCGGTCCTTTGCCATCTGAATGATGGTTCCGGCTTTCACCGGTTTGTGATTTCCGTGAAAACCATCCCATTTCTTCTGGCACTCTCCTGCGTGATACCGGGAGTCGTTCTGGCTCCAGTCATCCCAGACCGAGCAGGGGAAGCCCTCTTCTTTTAAGGCCATGCCGACCGCAATCCAGTCGGCACGGGTAAGCTCTGCCACATTGATCGCGGCAAGCGCTGATAAAATGTTGTTATCCATGAAAACCTCCAAAAGAGATGGATTCTAAAGATGCCCAAAAGAATCCATCCCGAAGTCCCTTAGTTGAAGGGAAGCTCGTCGTCAGATCCTTCCGGAAGAGTCATGAAGTCATCCTCCTTCGGCATCTGGGACGGATCGTAGTCGTAGTAGCGGACGACCTCGTTCTTCTCATGTTCCCTGCCGTCCTGCTTTCCCACATAGGTAGCCGGTGCGATGTGAGCTCTGCCCCTCGCTCCAATCACCCTGCTCCAGTCCATGACCAGCCTCTCGCCCTGCTTCTTCTGACCGATGGCACGGAAGAAGCTTGAGATCTTCCACTCCATCGTGCGATAGAGAAGCAGATCTGTGAGCACGGTCGCTGTTCCTTCAGGGGTCTTTACTTCCAGTGTCAGAAGTGCCTTGTTGCAGGGCGGGATCTTCTCGCTTCCTGCGTGTCTGGCACGCTCAAACTTCGTGACCGTAAAGGTGTAGTCTCCCTCCGGGAGAATGACGAACTGGTTATCCTGCTCAATGGTGTCACCCCAGTCCATGCAGCCGTCGTTCTGATTCCTGTAATTGTTATCAGGCATTGTTTCTGTCCTCCTTCATCGTTTCTGTATCATTTGTTTTTGTATTCTTTGCTTCTGCGTTTCTGATCATCTCGCGGATCCTCGGCCAGTACTTCAGGACCCAGCCGGAGAGGAACTTCTCGGAATAGGCCGAGATTGGAACATCCTCTTTGTAATGACCCTTGCCTGCAACGAACTTCCGAAGTGCTGCTTCCGAAATGCCGTCCTGAACCAGAAGATCCATGACCTTCTGGGCCGATGCTGTCGGTGCGGGAGGAAGGGGAGTCGCTGCCCTTTCCGCTGCTGCAGCAGATTTCTCCGGTTCTCCTGCTGCCGTCTGCTGTGATGCTGCAGCCGGGTCACTTCCCGCTGCCAGCGGATCCGAAGCCACTGCTGGCGGTTCCTCCTTCTGTTCCCTCCCGGTCGGCAGCACAAAGACCGGTTTCAGATACCGGTAATCCAGATCCAGCTTGTCCGGCAGGCCGTGGCGGTTCTTCGCATCCCAGCAGGGATGATGGCTCGTGTACATGACGCGCTTCCCGCCCTGCGCCTTGGCGGTCTTGTTCTCGGTGCTTACCACGAAGGTCTCGTAGTTGCAGAACAGGAGCAGATCGCACCACTCCTTGAGAAGCGGAGCGGACTGACGGGTGAGTTTCATCTCCCAGCGGTCATAGGCTCCCATCTCATCCGGCTGTTCAAATTTCCGCATCTTGGCATGAGCGGTCACGACGACGTTCATACCGGCTGCGATCACCATGTCCAGCGCATTCAAGAGTCTAGTGAATTCTTCGCCGATGTAGGTGTAGCCCTTGCCGTAGCCGAAAGCCTCGATGGACGGCTGCTTATACTTGTCGAGGATATGGGCGATTGCCAGCTGCTCGGCCCAGTCAGCCGTATCCAGAACGAGGGTCTTGCAGATGTCCTTCGTTACAGCGACTTCCTTGACCGTCGAGAGCAGTTTCTCCCAGTCCTTCAGGCCTTCAATTCTTCGCACATCCAGATGGGCACTGCCGCCCTCGGTATCGATAAACAGGGGATCGGGCGTCTGGGATGCCAGCGTTGTTTTCCCGATTCCCTCGGGTCCGTAGATCACGACCTTCTGCGGTCTTGCCACGATCCCGCGTGTAATATTCAGCATTTACAAACCTCCTTCTTATCTCAGGGAGCAGGACGTGTCTTCGATGAGCACACAGCCCGGCACCTGGGTTCCGGAATTTAACAGCTTCTTCACTTCTGTCTTCGCGACCTCCGGCTCCGGTACCCGGAAGCAGCTCGTGAACTTGTGGCGCTTGAGCCACCGGACCGCCTTTGCGGAATCCGTCACATCAACGCGGGATGTCTTCCGGTAGCTTACTGTCGCAATGCCAAGATCCGTCTTCTCTCCATCGCACTCGCGGTCCAGCACGTGCATGAGGCGCTCTTCCTTCTTTGCGAGCTTCTCGCGACGATTCTTAAGACGCAGCTCTTCCACCTTCAGGGCACTCTGCTCGGAGCGGAGATTTAAGACGAGCTTTCCAAGGTAGGAAAGAATCGACGTCTTCTCCATCTGGAGCTGATTGATCGCATCGAAGAGTGCCTCCGCATCCCCGAGGATCTCGCCGGTTTCCGGATCAAACTCAATGGCATCCGCGAGTGCCTGAATCTGTGCATTAATCTCGTAGAGTTTCAATTTGAATTCCTCCATTTTTGAATTCCATGGTTTCCGAATCTCTCTGTCCGTTCTTAAGGACTTACCATCCATCCATAGGGCATCCCTCCCTTCCCGCCTGACTGCGGGAGGCAGAGAACTCTGGTCTTACGAGAAAAAGAAAAGCCCCGCAGGTACCTTGGGAGTACTTGCGAGGCTGCATGAAACCTGAAAAAAAGCATAAAGACAGCACCGTCTGTACTCCGTGAAGATCCACTTCTCCTGCGGACTTTCCGCTGCCGTTTGGCACTTCGGAGAAGGTGATCTTTTCTGAGTATCTCTGCCTTTATGCATTTGACTTAAGTCAGGCATTCGATATGATTTTTTTGTTCCGGGAATGAATCCGTTCCCTTGAACTGACCCTATACTACCTGATCACAGGGCCTCATTCGAGGACCGGAAGTGTTCCCAAAATACAGTCAGGATTTACAAGGGTTTGCGGGGATCGGGGATTGGGTGAGATGCGAAAAACAGCGGATTTCCGGGCTTCTTACAGGCGCATTCCGGGAACACTTCTGTTCCCACAATCCGGAAAGTTTTTTATTTTTCTTTGGGATTTCCGCGAATGCGGATATGAAAAAAGCTGAAGTACCCTTTCAGTACCCCAGCTTTGATAAGATGGTATGGAATTTATGAGATCGACCGGACTGCTCCTTTTGTCTCGTTTCTTTCCGGCGAATCGAAGAGTGGCGGCCAGCCGTGTTCTGCCAGAATATCTTCGCACCGGGAGACCGTGAGCTTCTCCGCCTGAAACAGAAATTCCCGATACTGATGATGCAGCGGTTTTCTCTGAAAAGCGTTCCCGGATAATTCGATCAGCTTCTCCGAGATGAAAAACGGAAGCTGCAGAGCGACGCAGATGCCGACAACATGGGCGAGTGTCGGAGAATCCTGACTTAAGTACTTGGTCAGCGTTCTTCTCTCGACTCCCAGTCTCTCCGCAAGCGTCTCCTGTGTAATGCCTTTCTTCAGCAGGATCTCGTTTACGGCTTCATGGAAATCTGATGGCAGTGCGTAGAGAAGTTCTCCCCAGAGATAACTGTCATGCCGGAACGTCTCGTTTTCCTTCACATACAGCTCCGTCCCCGGCTCTGCCACCAGCGTATAGCCCGGACGATACTGACCGGTTACCAGCTTAGTCTTCGTTCTGGCAACTCTCCCCTGACGGAAGTCCGTGCTCCGGTATCTGCCATGTGCGGCAAAGCCAAGACAGCACTCGTCGATATGCGTTCTTGCGTAGGACGTAAGATATGGGATCCCGTTCCAGGTCTCCTTCACATATGCTTCCTGATTCAGACAGAAGTGACCCTCCACGTAGCGATAGCGGCCTCCGCTGATGAGATGCAGGAATTCCGGATCTTCATCGGCAAGCTCTGTTGCCTGATAGGCGGAGATCGTGTAGGTCACGCCTTCCGGCCACGATCCGCTGCAGCCATGATCCGGAATGGATCTGCCATCCACAAAACAGCGGATGCCTTCTGCCTCATAGTAGCCAAGCTCGATCAGGCGATACTTGGCCATCGAGCGGGAGACCTTGTTTCTTACAGACACCATGTCAATGATTCCCCGCATCACCTCCGGGGACCGGACGCACTGATGCCTTTGCAGTTCCGCTTCCACCAGCTCCTTCGTGCTCTGGCTCTCCATCAAGAGATAAGCCGGCAGCTTCTCGCACTGCAGTTCCATCCAGTCCACCGGACCGTTCTTCCGATAGGCCCTTCTGGCTTCTCTCCTTCGATTGGTGTAATAGGAATACGGGCAGCCCGTCATCATCTGAAGAAGGAAGAAGGTACGATCCAGAACCATGTGACAGCACTCGTGGCAGACCGTGCTGTTTCGGATGGATGGGCTCTGGCAGTTATCGATACTGATAAGAATGGTGCCCGGACTGATCTGTTCGGTATACTTCCGACCGGTCGAATCCAGAAGTTCTGCATCGCCGAAGTTGTAGTAGATCTGTCCCAGCGTGGCAGGATCTGCAAAATGCACGTCTCTTACATCGAGATTCATCCTTGCGGCAAGGTCATCTCCGTTCATCACAAAGCGCTCTCCCTCTGAGAGACGAGAGGCATATTCCGGGTAGTACTTCCGGAGGATCTGGTGCGCTACCGTTTCATAATCCTCTGCACGAAGAATCGGAAGCAGGTAGTCATTGGCTGGGATCTCGCCATCCGAAACAGGATCCTCATCTTCCTTCGGAAAGATCAGCGGCCCGATACACTTCTGCTCACAGGGCCGAAGGTCCAGAATGTAGCGGACTTTGAAATCCATCTCCCGAACAAACCGATTCCTCTCTTCTGCCTCAGCCTCCACCTTTGCACGGATGATAAAATCCACGACCGTCTCATTCACGGGCTGCTGGGCCTTAGATCTGGTGGTGAGATAATAATACGAAAGCAGTCGTGCCTCTTTTGCTCTCTCCATCCCCTTCTGCTTTCGGACCGTCTTGATCTCCTGCTTCAGATAATTTCCCAGCACCAGAGACATGTCCTCTCCGAAAAAATCCGTCAGCACCTCGTATGCCGTGTAGGGCCTTCGAAAGTCCGGTTTATTCTCTCCCGTGCACTGCGAAACCGGCACCGCAGTAATACCTCCCTGTCCATAGTCTTTTAGTAAAATTGCATACTCCAT